AATCAAAGGTCAGTTCCGTTACCCGGGGTATCTAAAGGTCCTCCTAGCTTTAGTGCCGGACGAAATACGCGAAGGCGCAACAGCCTCAACGCTTCAAACGGAAGGGATCTCTTCCACTGTGCAACTTACCGACGGTGTGTCGGCAGGCCGCGAGCCTGTCGCCACCTTCGAGAAGAACCGTTGGAGAGGGGATGGTAAACAATACCTCCCCTCGCCTACGGCGAGTAACAACAAAGAAATTGAATGGTGGTCTAACACTATTAATTTCGACGAAACACATCCCATAGAGCTGTCTTTTACTTTTAGCGATATCTTCACTTTCGCGGGCTTGTTTGTTACTTGGGATACAGAAACAAACTCGTGGCCTACAGATTGGGAAGTTGTCGGATATAAGCAAAACGGTGCAGAGCAAAGATATCGCGTAACAACTACACGTAGCTCCGACGAGTTTGCTGAAACTCCTATGGATGATGTTGTAGGTATAACCATAAGAATATTCAAGTGGAGTAAGCCCGATTGGCGCGTTAGAATAAATGAAGTTACTTTTGGTACGTATTTGAATTTTTCCAATGATAATATTACCAAAGCAAGTTCATCCGTAGCTGTATCCCCTACGATGGAGGAATTACCTACGTGCCAGCTCTCCTTCACTTTCAATAACTACGATAAAGCTTTCGACCCTCAAATACAAAGGGGTTACGCAAAATATCTTACGCGTAAACAGTTACTTAAGGCCCAATGGGGATTTGAGACCACGTACGGTAACATCGAGTGGATGGAGCCTTGGCCTCTGTATCTGAACAGCTGGCAGATACCTGCAGATACTCCTGAAGTTACACTTACCGCCCACAGCCGTTTGAGTTTCATGGATACAGAATATATCAAAGGTGTGTATGATGGCCAGAAACACAACATGTATGACCTCACGATACACATCCTAGAAAATTCGAATATCATAAAAGAAACGAACCCCGAGATTCCGTGGGAAATTGCCCAGACGCTTAAAAACTTCTACACGCGCGCGCCCATGCCTATCTCCGCAACTAACTCGCTGTTGCAGCTGATAGCGAATGCTACCGGACATACGCTCGACACTAACTTGCGCAACGGATTCATTCGTATCAGGCAGCCTGTAACAGAAACAGATTACTCTGTAGGAGTTGCGCAACAGATGGGCGATCCGTCCTTCGAGATTCAGGATAGACTGAAAAGCGTTAAGGTAGGCCTTCATTCGTTCGGCCCTGCAGGCAAAGAGACTGAGGTGTATAAGACCGAGCTTATTCTAAATGATACTACAGAAATTGTATGCTACTACAACTCTGATAAAATCGTTAGAAATCCTAAGGTGGCAATCACCGGAGGTGTAGGTCAGACTGTTGCGACTTACGCACGAGCAATGGTTTTAAGGGTAGAACCTAAATATACCAATGTACCAGTTATAATCACTATTACTGGCGAGGTTATCGAAGAATCCGTTACAATGCTTGAGATGTACAACGATCCTAGAATACCGAGAGGTGTTGAGATCGAGGTAGACAACGAGCTTATAACCGAAGTAGAAACCGCTACGTATTTAGCAAACTATCTGGTAGGATATTACAAGAGGCGTAATCACATGAGTGTGCCGTATCTAGGATATCCTGAGCTTGAGGCTGGCGACCGAATTAGCATTCCTACTAATTACGGCGCAGACGCCGGCGATATAGTAAGTGCTAAGCTTACGTTTAACGGAGGTTTTAGCGGCTCTCTAAAAGTAGTATCAACCAAGGAGGAACAGCATGTGGACACAATCCAAAGTTAATTGGAGAATAGCTGATTACTTTAACATCGAGGACTGGCAGCGCATCCGAAATAATCTGGAGTACCTGCGCAACTGGCTGCTTAATGCAGGATTTGAACCCCAGCCCCTCCTTGATACAGATACAGGCCGAGGCTATGAGGAACTTCCCTATGTACACCTTGTGAATAATATGGAAGAAAATCTCGCGAACCTGCAAGAAGCTTTCGGAGTGAAGTTCACCGAGGATGTTGCCCAGAAGACCTGGTATGACCGCCTCGATATGATGTACCGGAGCAATCCGTCTTACGTTGACTGGAATAGATGGGAAACTATTCTCTTGCGTGTATATGAATCCATCCAGTACATCGATACTTATATATTCTCACAGATCAGCGGTACCTGCTATAGTGGCTCGGAACGTACGCTGATAAGATTCTCAAGAGGGAGGTAACAAAATTGAAAGACGAAGTTTTACAAAAAGCGATAGAGACTGATACCTCAGTTATACCTCGCTATGATATCATCCTTCCGGATGGTACTAAAGTTGCGGAGAATGTGCAACTTGTGTTGAAAAACGCTATTCTCGCGGCAGGCACTCCTTTGAACCGGCAGACTATGCTGAAGGATTCTACTGCAGAACTGTATGGCATGGATGCAAATGCATTACCCGACGAGGTATTGCTAGCCATTAGAAACTCCGCGAGCTACTGCCCTAAGCTTAAGATATACAGCGTACCTGGTGCAACCATCGAGGTGCAGGGGGCTAACGCATCCACAGCGGCAGCTACGTATACAGTACCTACGTCCGGTGTGCTCACGATAGACATTTTAACCTACGGTACTTACAGAGTCTGTGCAACTATAAGCGGTACGCGAACCGCGGATAAGTATATTGATATCAGTGAAACCAAGCAGTACTCTGTGGAAGTCTTCAGCTATGTAACGTACGTTAAATTCACAGTCACGCAGGAAGTAGGTGCAGCTATAGTAGCTATACACACTGATGGTTCAGTAGCTAATGGAGTTGTAGGTGCCGATAAAACGTGTACCATCGCGTTGTACAAGACAGGTTCATGGAGCTTTAGTGCCGAGTACGAAGGCACATATGCACAGACCGCATCTATTAACCCTGGAGAAGATTTAGGAGGTAAAACCTCTGAAAGAAGTCCCGCTTGGACAAAAATAGTAGTTAATACTACCTCAGGCGCAACTGTAACTATATCTAAGAGTGGTGTTTCTAAGAGTGCCATAAGTGTCGATGGATCTTGTACCTTCTGGGTACCTGCTAGTACAGATACTTGGAGCATTGCTGCTTCTCTGAATAATAAACATGGTAGTGGCTTTACCGCTCCTACGGCATACGGTACTAAAACCGTAGGTATATCACTATCTTAAAGAAGGAGGAAGGGTAACAATGAACTGGTGGCAAATATTCGCAACAGCCGGTATACCAAGCGGTCTCTTCGGGTTGCTAATCTGGTACTTCCAGAGACGAATGACTAAAGCTGAAAAGGCAAGAGAAGAGCAGCAGAAGAACCTCGAAAGCTTAGTACTTATGATGTTACAGAGTACACGTGCTAATTCTATTCTCTGCAAAGCAACTGCAGAAGCAGTAAGAGATGGACATTGCAACGGCAATATGTCTTCGGCAATGGAAAAAGTTGATAAAGCTGCTGACGCGGAGAAACAGTTTTTGCTCGAAAAGGGCATTAAATATATCTTTGAATAAGGAGGAAAACTTATGAAAATCAACTGGAAAGTAAGAGTCAAAAACCCTCTGTTCTGGGTGCAGGTAGGTCTTGCTGTACTTATGCCTATCTTGGCATATCTCGGTATCACAGCCGAAGACATGACCTCCTGGGGTATTCTTGGCGCAACTTTATTCGAAGCCGTTAAGAATCCTTATGTACTGGGTCTGGTACTTGTCTCTGTATGGAACGCTATCAACGATCCGACTACCAACGGAGTAAATGACAGCGACCTTGCAATGACATATACTGTACCTAAAAAGTAAAAAAAAAAATATGGCCCCTCTTCGGAGGGGCTATATTTTTATAATTTTTTCAATCCGTGTATCTGGAAATATCTGTAATGCTGATACGCATCCTTCGTATGCTCGGTCACACCCGAACATCTATCTTTTACGAACTCCCAATCCGCTCGGCCTTTTATTTCTCCTGCATACTTCTTTACACTCGGCGCCTGCTCTACAATAGGTATATTCATATCCATTGCAAGATACTTAATAACACCTATAACCTCACAGGGATAGAAGCTATTCCAGGCTAACGACTTAGCCATACCAGGATACAAATTAAAGCGCTCGAGCACTATTATATCAGGATGTTCATCCTTTATAAGTTGCGCAACATCCAAGTGATTACGCTTGCACGTGCCTCCGCGGATAGCCTTCTCTTCTGTGCCTAAGACCCAGCCCGTACTTTCACCAGGGTCAAGACACAGGATTTTGTTGTATTTCATCAGCACACACTCCTTCCATTACAATCTTTATTCTTGGATCGAATCTGTCACGTAAAGTAACGGTATAATAAGATGTAGCGTAGGCACTGAAGGACCACTCGTCTGTCTCTATAGACTCTAATACACCGCAGTAATTTCTGATAATTACGACATCACCCATTTTAAGCATCTTTCTGCAATGCCTCCCTGATGTCATCTGCTTTACGCTGATTTATCTTGCCCACATACTGGTCAAAAGACTTCTCACATTCCAGGATATAAATATTGACCTTGAATCGTTGACCTCGGCGATTAAGTCGGTCCTCGCACTGAGCCATTATTTCGGGGGACCAGTCTCTATCTATGAAAATACCTGTGTGACTTGCGTACTGAAGCCCATCGGTACCCTGACCCATTGCACCTATAGTACCTATCAATACACGAGCATCGCCTTCGATGAACTGCTTCTTATTTTCTTCCTTCTCGCTGTCCTTAACCTGTCCGGTAAGTTGCACAGATTTAACGTCTCTCGTTTTGAGGAATTCCCCGAGAGCTCTTGCTGACTGTTCGAAGCGGGAGAACACAACAAATTTTTCATCGGGGTTATCTTCGCACATAGCAGCGATCCACTCGAACTTAGGTCCAGGCTCTTCAGGGCCAAGAAACAATCCAGGCCACGAGGTAGCTTGTACTACTCGGATAGTCATTACTGCGCCGTTGGCGATCTGTGCATTTTCCGGGAGAGCCTCAAGCACAAGATTCTTCATGTCCTTGTAAAGCTTCCTCTGCGCAGGGGTCATCTCAAGTCGCACAGTTTCGACTGTCTTTCCCTGTGCAACATTCAGCGTGTTGTACACGCTAACCTTGTCGAGCAGTTTCTGCAGAACTTCTACTCTGCCTGGTATCTGCGTTAGCCCTACTATTTCGCGCCCCCAGAAACCTTCATCAATCTCACAGAAGTAATTTACGAAGTTCCAGTAGCTTATGCCTGAATAATCACGGCTTAGGAAATGTAGAATACTCCAAAGGTCATCAGGCTTGTTTAATATGGGTGTACCTGTAAGAGCATACTTTCTAACCGCAGGCAAGGCCTTGAGAGCTCTAGTTCTTTTACTGCTATGATTCTTTATCTTGTGAGCTTCATCAGCAATAAGAACATCCCAGCTGAACTGTCTGAGCTTGTTCATGTTGCTCTCGTTCAAGAGCTTCTCGTAATTAATGATTACAATACAACCCTGCTCAACCTTGCGCTTTTTAGCGTCTGTTGCACCATAGATAAATACATCGTCGGAACGCTCAGGCCACCAGACCTTTATCTGGTCTCGCCACTGGCCCATGACTATCTTAGGTGCAACTATAAGCACACTGCGCGCGTTTAGTATACGTGCTGCTGTAATAGCTTCTACAGTCTTTCCTAATCCCATCGGGTTTCTATTAAGGCAACTTTTCAGGGATACCATCTTATTTATATCATAAACCTGGTAGTTTTCAAGACGTGAATCCTGCCGAATAATATGCACGTTTTTCGCATTAGGTTGCGCAAGGCCTAAGTCGAGACCTAGGATAATTCTATTTACAAAATTATCCTCAATGGTTATATCCCAAGCCTGGTTGTCCTTAGCGTTTCGCCAACCGATGAATCTGTTCGCTTGTATAGGGCCTTCTCCAGGTTCTTTAGTTAGATGAATGTAGTTACCTACAACTTCAATTTTCATACTACTTCTCCTTTCCCCAGCCTTCAAGCTTACCCCATGCGTAGCCGATCTCGGCGTCAGCTTTGAAAGGTACAGGACAGCCAGGAATATACTTGCCAGGCGTTTCAGCCATTATCTTGGTGCAACTTTCCGCGCAACGATCGACGAGTTCCTTGTCGTCGTCTATTTCAAGGATGATAGAGTCGTGGACAGTAGTGATGATAGCCGCTCTATCCTGAAGACCTTCCTGGTGCAACCAATTATCGATTTCGATAAGTGAGAACATTGTAAAGTCACTCGCGATACTCTGAATAGGAGTGTTTATATACTCGTTCTGTACGTGGTTGAGATTCTCGTTGGTTACAACGAAATGTCTTTCACGTCCGAAAGGAGTTGTACACTGTTCACCCTTGGAAGCCATCGCTCTACGGCCTTCGATCCACGCTTTAACCCTAGGCATAGGCTTGTACCACTTGTCGATGATAGCTCGTGCCTCGCTCATTGACTTCTTAAATGTCTGTGCAAGGGAACCAGGACCTCT